ATTATGCATAGATAATACTCCTTTTATAGTTTCTTCTTATGATAGTATTCACGTTAGAGGTGTTTTAAATCCAGTTTTAGATTCTTTGACTTTTCATCCTATAGTTTCTTTATTTAAAAAAAGAATTCAAAGAAGCCCTGCATATTTAATTACTACTGAAAATGGAAATATTTTAGATGGCGTAAATCAGAATGTGAAAGATGGGCAAAATGCTGGTAAGCAATTTTTTCAGAAGCATGCAAAGAAGATGTGGATTGAAGAGGCAAGTAAAGAAACTAAAGATGTTTATATAAAGCGAGTTGCTTCTAGACATGCAATAGGATGTGTAGAAAGATTAACAGGTATGTCTGATTTTCATCAACATTCTATATCAGGAAAAAATTATTACGAAAGTAGAAAAAAGAATCAGTCTATGAACGTTCCTAGTTTTATAAATCCTGATTGGGGTGAAAGCGATAAAGCAATTGCAATAAAAAAATATTCAGGTGAAAAATCTATTGGTTTTCGTATGTATGTTTTAGGAGAGATTGTTACTGACAAGATTAGTGCATTAGATATGGAACGAGTAAGAGCCAATTGTTATCCTCATACAAGAAATGGATTTGTAGATGAAACGAAAGCAATAAAAGAATTTGAAATATCGAAAATAAATTTTAGAAGATTTAAAGATATAATAATTGTAGAAAGACCTATAAATTCAGAACGAATGTGGTTATCTATGGATGTAGGTAGATGTGGTGGGCAAAGTGAAATTATGATTTTTTCAGAAGTTAATCAACGTTTTCATTATTTATATAATATTACTATCTACGGATTGCTTGATAAGCCTCAATTTGAAATTATAGAATATTTAATTCGCCAATTATCTCTTGATTTTATATCGATTGATTGTGGAGACGGCACTGGGGTTGCAATATATGGTAGAGTGGAAGAAATTTTCCCTAAAGAACATCTTACTTGGTACGATGGCAGTAAAAAAATAGTAATAGGTTATGAAAAAGATAACAAAGGAAATTTAGTATTAAAAAATGGACAACCCGTTGCTAGAGAATTAACAATGTCAGAATGGTCAGTTCAACATTTAAAAGAGTTGCTATATAATGGAAAATTTTATCTTTTATTTTCTTATAAATTAGACGAACAATTAAGTTCTGTAGTACAAATGAATAGTGCAAATAAAGTTATTTTTAGTAATACGAAAGCAGATGACCATTTATTTGATTGTCTTAGGACTTTTAGTATTTCTGAATTTATAAACAGTTCTAATTTTAAAAAGCCTAAAAAGAGAGAAATTTGTTTAGGTGTAATGGATTCGATATAAATTATGAAAAATTGTTTTAAAAATAAAAGTAAGGAGAAATAATTATGAGTAATCTTAGTACGGACATATTAAGTAGTATTTTCAATGTACTTTCAAAGGAAATTATTACACCATCTGATTTTCATACTCAAGTTTCTGTAGTAAAAACTATGCTCGCTAATGACCTTACAGGATTAGTAGATTCATTGACTGATTTTAATGTTACTTCTGCTTCTGTAGATTTTACAATTGAAACAGAAAGTGAAGAATTTACTAAAATTTTAAAGAAATGGTTGGATAATATTAATAGAGCTTATTTAGGTAAAATTCCTTCTGGAATTAATGCACTGTCATTAGAATATTTTAAGGAGAGATGGAAATCTTCTTCTTTTCCTGTTTTAAAAATAGCAGAATGGAAATCTGTTAATGGAGTTATACTCCCTTCAAAAATGATGTTCGTAGATGGTGAGAGCATTTATGCAGTGGATAAAAATAAAGATAAAGAAAAAACCTTGCTTAATTATGATTATTATTTAGGTAAAGCAAAAAAGCACAAATTAGATGATAATGTTATCTTTACTCGTCCTTATGGGCGTTGGTTTGATAAATATCCTGTTCCTTATCTAATAAAAAGAGGAGTTTATCATAATTATAAAATCATAGAAAGTTTAAAAAATAAAGAAACTACCGTTCTTAATCAAGTAATTCCTTACCTCTTTCTTATAAAAAAGGGACATGAATTATTAGATAGAGAAGGTATAAGTGTTAAAGATGAAGATTTGCAAAAAATTATAAATCAATATAAAAAAGTAATAGAAGATGCCAAAGCTGGCAAAACTCCCACTAGAGCTGCACCCTGGGATGAAGATATTAAACATTTTATCCCTGATTTAGAGCCTATTTTTAAACCAGTGTTGTTTTCAGTTGCTGAAAAGGCTGTTTTATCAGGTCTTGGATTTATCGATGTAATAGAAGCCACTTCAACTTCAAGAAGAGAATCAATATTAAACCCTAAAGTTTTTATCGAAGAAACTAAAAAGGGTGTAAAAGATTTTAAACAATTACTTAAAGAGATAGTAAATTTAATTATAGATAAAAATAAATCACATATAAAATATATGAATTCTGATTTTCGTATTGTTAATAGCCCTATAACTGCTTTTATGACTACCGAATTTAAAAATCATATTAGATTATTATGGGAGCGTGGACAATTAAGCAATAAAACTTATTGTTCATTAGTTGGAGAAGTAGAATATCAGACTGAAAAGGTTCGTAGAGAAAAAGAAGCAAGAAATGGAGATGAGTTTATTATGTCTCCTCATCAAACTCAAAATCAAGAACAGTATGAAAGTTTTGAAGAATTAGAACATAGAGATTTATATCCGAAAGATGAAGATACAAATGGAAAACCAATACCTACGGATAAAACCGATGATAAAGAAAAATATAAAAATGCACAAACAGAAGATGATTTAATTGGAGCACCTTATAGAACAATAAAAGCTTTACCTGATAATGTAAAGAAAAAATTAAGTCCAGCTAAACGGAAAATTTGGATGGATATTTTCAATAAAGCTTATAAATTTTATTTGAAAAAACTCGGTAATGCTAAAAAAGCAGAAACAAAAGCTTTTCAAGTAGCTTGGTCGCAAATAAAGCAAGTTAAAAGTACAAAGAAGAAATAATTATAGGAGGAAAAATGTCTGAAATTCTAACAAGTTTACAAGCAAATGATTTTTTAAGAAGTTTTACAGAAAATGTATCTGTAGAAATTATTGAAGGGGCTAAAGAGAAAGCGGAAATTATTAAGATTGCTAAAGCCAAAGGTATTAATTTAAAAAATAATGTCGACTTGCTTGGTTTTAAATGCATTTATGCCTTCGCTAATCGTCCAAATAGCAATGGAGATTATTTGCCTGAAAAACCTCTATTAAAAGCTCTCCCTTCTATGATAGGAAAACCTGTCAACCTAAAGCATATTAGAAGTTATGTAGTTGGTCATTTATTGGATTATAGGTATCAAGCAAAAGAAAAACAAGTAATTGCTTATGGTGTAATGTATAAATCATGTTTTGATGAAGAAGCCAAAGAATTAAAAAGAGATTTTGAAGATAAGAAATTGACGGTTTCTTTTGAAATATGGTCGCCTGAGAAAAAAAGAAAGAAAAGAGCAGATGGCGTAACCGAACTCTATGACATGACGATTGCAGGTATGGCGTTGCTCCCAAGAAATATAGACCCTGCATTTGAAGGTGCTAATGTATTGGCAATAGCTAAAAAGAAAATGGAAGTGGAAAAAAATATGGTTTATGCTTCTAAATATAAAGATTCTGATATAATCACTGCCGACATTTATAAAAAACAAGTAGAAGAAAATTTAAAAGAATGGAACGACCAAGAAGAAATTAGAAAAGAAGACGAACAATTAGCGAAAAGGACGTATAGAAAAAAGGATGCACCGAAAGAAGAAGAGGTTAAAGTTGAGACACCAAAGGTCGAAGATAAAAAAGAAGAAAACCCAATAGAAGAACCTAAAGAAGAAACTCCAAAAGAACCTGAAGTAATTGTAAACCCTAAAATTAAATGTACCAATTGCGAAGAGGAATTTGAAGTAATAACAGGACAACTTGAATATAAATGCCCTAAATGCTTCTCAATTTTAGATACAAAAGGGGTTGTAAAATATCCTCCTCAAGTTAAGGATTTTAGAATGTCATGCCCTTCATGTAATATAAATAATTGGTTAATTTTAGAGAATCAAGAAAATAAAACTAAATTAAAATGTCTAAATGAAGAATGTAATAAGGTATATGAAATAGAATTTGCTCAAGAAGAAAAAAATGAATTATTAGATAAAACTAGATTTGTATATACTGGTTCTGTTTCTTGTTTACAATGTGGAAATTATATCCCTATATTTGCAACAACTCATGCAAAAACTATAGAAATTAATTGTAAAAAATGTGGATTGGTATTTAATCACGATATAATTAAGGGAAATAAAGATAGAAAAATAACTAAAATAACTGAGTTCATCGAAGATGAATCTTCAGAAAAAGGAGGGGA